TAGATTCTTCATGTAGATTATCTCTATCAATCTTTGCATCTTTTTCCCACATCTCTTGAATAGATTCAAGATTAAGACTCATAAAAGATTATTTTCCATATCAGTGAGGTTGTATATAGTATACTTGAAAGATACGTCTGCTGTAAAGTATTCTATATCAGTATCTGTTGCATCAAATGTAACAGTAGAAAGAGTATAAGGAAATAGATCGTTGAATACTACTTGAAATGATGGAACTAGATTGCTACTTAATATCTGAAGTGTTCCATCAGAATAAATGTTATCTCCTGCTTGCCCAAAATTAGCAGGTAGAACTGCTTCACCTTCTAATTTACGAAACTCATCCATATTTTCTGGATAACCTAATCCACGTATCCATCTCTGCAATTCCATATAGTTGACAAGATCTTCATCAACTAGAAATCTTAAAGTAAGATCTCCAAATTGAATCTTATCACCAGGAGTTGGAATATTTCTTAAGTATGTTGGTTGTTCTGCAATACCAAGATCCATTGATGGAATATTTGCTTGGTTGCAAAAGAATGCAACACCAGGTGCTCTTTTCAGTGAGAACTTAAAACCAACTGGTGATAAAAAGTTTCTATTTTCTATGGGAGTTCCTGGTCTATCAACAGGTGGTTTTCTAGATGCCATTATAAGATACTTTTTAAATATTTAGGTAAAAAAACGATCAAGTGTTACTGTTCCATTTTCCTCTATTTGAGCATTAATATTCTTACCACACCAAGGACAGTTGACAAGTATTTCTCCATCAATCTTATGTGAACATAAAGGTGGTTTCTCTACTTCAGAAAAATTATACAACCATTCAAATCCTTCTTCAGCAGAATTTACATAATATTTTTTAAAATCTGTAAGTGATTCATTCCATGTTCTTTGTGCTTTGCCGTTTTCTGGATACCAAATCTCAAATGTATTTGCAACTTTAATTGTTTCAACTACAATTTCAGGAGACACATTATAATCATCTGGATAGTTTTCAAGATACTCAGATAAACTATTGTTATACTTATTACGAATTATATCACCTGTTCCTGCATTAATTCTTACCATCCTACCATATATTTGGACGGGAATATGTGTACGAACTTCTTTAGGGTCACGAATACGGCATATTACATTAACTGCAAGATTAGGAACATTGATGCCAGAACTTCCTCTTTTAATTGCTAACAAAAAACGAAGAGGATCATTAGGATTTTTCATCCTATCAAATAACTCCTGTGCTGTTAATTTCTTTCCATTTTCTTTATTTCCTTCTAAATCCCAAACAGTACATCCACCACTACTACCTTCTACCATAGTAGCAATCATTTTATCAGTAGGATCAAACCCAATAGATAAAAGATAATCAGCAATGATTTCTTTAACACCAATGTCACCAAGCCAAGGATGTTTTTTATCAGGATGATTAGGATTTGATTGAATAGGACATCCCCATGCACCTCTTGTATCACCACAAATATAAAAACCAGTTAATTTATGATTTATATTAGGATCTTCCTCAGATAATTTTTCTAATTTTTCTTCTTTTGCAAATAAAGAATCAATACTTTTTTGTACATGATTTCTAATATCTCTTGCTCCTTGATATCTTTCTAACTGATATTCGTGAGTATTATTCAACCACTTTTGATATGGAAGGATATTTTCTAAAGGAACTAGATCGTTAACAGTATCAAATTGATTACTTAATGTCTTATCTTTTTGTGTATGATGTACTGTAGGAGTTGCAGTAAATCCAATTACACGAGGATTAATATCTTTCCACTTTTCAATCCTTTGCCAAGTTTCTGCTGTATAATTTGAACTATACCCTGTAACACCTTGATATGGGATAGGTCCAGCATCAGCACAACCAATAAATTGATGTGCCTCTTCAATACATAATACTGAATTTGATGCATACTTAAGTAAATTAGCAAAATTATGAATAAAAAAAGTATGAGTTATAGTGATACACGCTACATGATTCGGAACATCACCAAAAGCATTTAAAAGATCTGTTCTTGGATCTTTAGAATAAGTAAACTTATAATCATCATTCAACTGAGAACATTCTTCAAATGTTCCATCATTCGCAACTTCTAATGTTGGAGATAATCTAAAAATATATTTGAGTTCTGGAAATGCCTTTTTAAGAATCAATGGCATTTCTGTATCTTGGAAGTATGATTTTCCTCCACCTGTCTGGAGAGTAAAAATCTTTACTTTATTTTTAGTGAATATATTGCTATTTACTACTTCTTTAAATTTTTTACTGAATTGTTCATACGGAGTTTCTATACGCAACAATTCGGACATTAGTGATGTCATAATCTTACCTCTAATTAACGTTAGTTTGATTAGTTTTAAGGGGAGTACCCACCTAACAGTTTCCTGAATAGGCAAATCTATTTATATACATTATATTATATCATACATGTCAAATATGTCAAGCAATAAAAAAGACCCTCCCGAAGGAGAGTCTTTGTAGAAATATAAGCATCTAGCTTACATGAGGTTCTTAACTGCAACACGTCTGTAGTAACGGTTTGCATTTTCTGTAAGAACGCCAGAACCTTGGGTAAGACCTTGACTGAATGGGTTCTCAACCATTCCGTATCTAGTCTTAAATCCAATTTTCGGTTGGAAACTATTCTCTCCAACTGCACGAACCATCTGTAGTGGAACGTATGGGCAGTAGAACAGACCAGCATCATAAGGTGAAGTACCTTTGTAACCAACAACATAATACTGATTACCACCATTAGTCTGGGTATTACCAGAAACGTCTAGGTTAGCAGCATATGGGTCGATGTATACTCTATACTTGCCTTGAAGAACACCAGCAAATGTATTACCAGTATCATCAACATTAAGGTTAGCATTAAGAGCAGGAGTGTAGTCAAGTACACCAGCCATTGTTAGTGCAGAAGCAACGTCAGCAGAACAAAGGATGATGTTACCCTTTCCACGACGAGTTCTTTGTGCGATTGCGTTAGCATCTCTTTCAATCTGGAACAGAAGTCCTTTGAACTTCTCAACAGACCATCTTCCGTTTGAGTCGATGTCGAGGTCGAAGATACCAGCTTGTGCAGTGTTAGAAACAGCACCCTGTTCAGCAACCTTGTAGATACTACGGATAACTTCTCTGTTTATCTCAGCAAGTATCTCTGTAGAAAGGATGTTAGCAAGTTCTGCTTCAGCATTCAATCCGTGGATTGCCTTAAGGTCTTGAGCTAGCTCTAATGAGTACTCAGCTTTAAGTGCTCTGGATCTTGCAGTTACAGTGACCTTCTCGATTGAGAATGCCATCTGGTTGAAAGCAGGAGAACCAGAAGTTCCAAGTGCCTCAGCCTGAGCTGTTTCCATACCCTGACCAACGTTATAGTCGGTAGAAGTAGCAGAAGCAGTTGGGTTAAGAACAGATGGGTTAGTTCCAGTTTGGTTAGTTGTACCAAAACCAACGGATGTGTTACCAAATCCAGAGGTATTGTCATAACTAGCATTCATTCCAGAGAATGCAGTATCTGCTTCCTTATAGAATGCTTCATCTCCAGTCTGCTTCTCGTAACGAGAACGCATTGCGAAGATAAGTCCAGTAGGACCAGACATTGGCTGAACACCAGCAAGGTCGTATGCGACCAAGTTTGGCATTGAACGTCTAATCAATGAGATTAGAACTGGGTCGAAACCAGCAACAGGACCAGTTGCAGTTGCATTACCACTGAAACCAGCAGGATTACTACCTGCAGAGTTAGCTGGTGCTGCTTCTGTTAGGAGTGAACCGCTATCTTGGAAAGATGCAGATTCTCTTAAAAATTTTTCTTGGTTTTCTAGTAGAACAGCAGTAACCGATCTCTTATGATTGTCTTCGATTTTATCGAGACCCTCATATTCTAGGAGGGGTTTCCACTTTTCGACTAAATGCTCTGATTGGAACATCTTAGTTTACCTAATTAGTGTTTACGTTTGATTAATTTTAAAATCAGTTTTTGAAAGCTGAAAGTGTCTTCAGATAAGATTCCATTGATCCAGAATAAGATTCTGGTGCAACATCCATTCCTTCTGATAGTGTTTCAGTCTTTGCAGTTGGAGTTTTTGAAGTGAAATAAGATTCCTTCAATGTCTCTAACTTTTCACGATACTCTTCGTCACTTTCAAACTCTACACTTTCGGCAAGTGAAGCGAGCTTCTCTTTCTGAGTAGCAGCAAGGCCATCAGAAACAGATTCTAAGATACCATCAGCAACAGACTCTGCGAGTCTACCGTTTAAGTTGATATTCTTTTCTATTTGCTCATTGAGCTTGGTTTCCATGTCATCAAGTTTTTCTACCATACTCTTAAGGACATCATATTTTTCTTCAGGGATTTCTACATAATGTTCTTCAAAAAGACCCTTCATTCCAGAAAGGAATGATTCGGTCATGTCTGCCTTAAGGCCATTTTCAATGGCAAGTTGGTTCTCATCGAACCACTCATCGGCGACATACTCAAGGTAAGAATCTACACGTTCTTGTAGTTCTTCCTTAATTTCTTCTACGTGTCCATCCAATTTAGAATCATACTCTTCTTGGATTTCTGCACGGATTGCGGTAACTTTTGAGTTGATAGCAGCTTCAAAGATTGTCTTTGCTTTGCCTTGGTTCTCCTCACTGAGTTCCAAACCTTGGACAAGAGCATTTAAATCATCTTCCATATCATACTCAACTGTCTCTTCCTCGACAGTTTCCTCTTCAGCAACAATTTCTTCTACTTCAGTAGGCTCTTCTGCTACAATTTCTTGTTCGTCAGTCACTTCTACTTCGTCTCCTTGCTTTAGAGTTTTTCCTTTGCGATTAGTTACGGCATCGGATACCTTTTTCAAAGGA